TGATAGATTTGTAGATGATAATCCAGAGCTAGATGGAACACTTAAAATTAGTGATCTTAAATTTAAACAATATGGTTGGCAAGAAATACCATATAAAAAAATTAAGGTAATAGATGGTGTGCATTACTGCCACCACTTACCTTCTGGTATTATGGGTAGTGCAATATCTGGTGAAAATATTGCAAGAACTATCTTGACAAAACACAAAGTTTCTGCTACAGTAGGACATAGTCATTTATTAGATTATGCTATATCTACTTTACCAAACGGTAAAAAGTTACATGCATTATCTGCTGGATGTTATTTAAATCACTCAGAGCATTTTGCTAGAGATACTCAGCATTTATGGTGGAGTGGTTTAATAATTAAACGTGAAGTTAAAGATGGTAATTATAATATGGAATTACTTAATATTAAAACTGTAAGGAGAGAATATGGACTCAGAAGATAAAACATATGAAAATGAAGTGATGCAAGAAAAAACTGTTTATTATAATAATGTAGATAGACCTGCACATTATTTACATGGTAAAAAAGAAACTATAGATGTTATATGTGATTGTATGACTAATGATGAGTTTCATGGGTATCTAAAAGGCAACATACTTAAATATGTTTCGAGGTATAAGTTTAAAGGTGAGCCATTAGAAGATTTACAAAAAGCACAGTGGTATTTAAATAGACTAGTTAAGGAGGTTAAATGACACACGGAGAAAAAATGGCTTTACTTGGTAAGATAAATATGTTATATGAAATGGCCATAGAAATATCAAATAAAATAAATAAATTAAATAGACAATTAAAAGAGGCAGAAGAAGATAATGGGACAAGTTAAACAGGCAATAATGGAATTAGAAGATTTTGTAGCAGGTTGTTTGCGTGAAGGTAGAACGCTAAATCAAACTATACGAGATGCCAGAGAATCGCAGGCAGCAAAAACTAATCCTTACTTTGACAGTGAGGAACTAGTAGAAACTAAATACTACCAATTTAAAGGAGCAGAGTAATGAGAGACATGTTTGTAGATGCTTTAAGAAAAAAGTATGAAGCAGATGTAAGTGTAGCAAAAGCTACAATAGAAGTGTACATGAATAGAGCTGCTGGTATAGGTGAGCACCCACAGTTTGTACACGAAATAGATAAACAATTAGAAATCATAGGATGTGCACAAGATAAACTAAGAGTGCTTGATAAATACTATCCAAGTGATGACGATATACCATTTTAATAGGAGGATAGATGGACAAACAAATACAACCAAAACAATATCTTATTGATTCTGAAAAACTAAAAGATATCATGAGATATTTAATGAGTAGACCATATGGAGAAGTTATAACTATCATGAATAGTTTAGCAGCATTAACACCTTTTGAGCCTAAAGCTGGGGAGAAAGATAATGGAAAAAAATAATTTAGATAAGTACACTGGTATATTATTTGAATTAAAGATAGGCTTAAATAAAAATAACGCTATTGTTATTGATTATGGTGGTAAACCTGTAGGTAAAATACGAGATGCATTAAAAGGTTTTCCATACCAAGCAAATCTATGTGCGGCTATAATTAATCATGCTAATTCAGTAGGTAAAAAGTTACAAGATGATGTTAAACAAATCATACAAAAAATTTAAAGTTTTGGTCGGCCAAAAAAAAAGACATCCTGAGTAAATACTCAAGATGTCTTGTGTTGCCTGGGGGGAGTCTTTATGGCTCCCCTTTTTATTTTATAGTGTTAATTAAAACTGTGGTTTAAACATGTTATTTAAAAATTCCATTTGATTTGTTAATGGTTTTCTTTTAGGAATTAACATATTTTCTGTTTCTATTATTGGTTTAATTCTATCATTATATACATTTGATAAAAAACTAGGATAATCTGTTCTTTCTGCATAAGGACTCATGCCCCTAAACATATCTTCTATTTTTTCTGTAGATTCCATAACATTTTTATATCTGTCATCTGTAGAAATTAAAGATAAAAAAGATCTTATACTTGCTTTACTATCAGGAAAACTAGCTATATTTACCCCACCAGTAGTGGTTATAGAACTTTGATCTCCTATAGGTTTCATACCAAAGTAATTATTACCTTTCTTTGCAGTTGGAGCACCTTTAAACTCAAAGTTTCCTGTTTCTGCAGCTGCTACTGTAGCAATAAATCCTGTTGGTATTTTTCTTTCAATAGAATCTTCTGGATACTCTTGTCTTACTTCTTCTATTGCTTTTATAAAGTCTTTTGTGTTTTTTATTTCAGCCATAGCAATACTACATATAATTAAACTAGCAATTCCAAGCACGAAGTGCTTTATTAATTCTTGAATTTGGATCATTAGCAGTTTTAGCAGATGTAAGTTTTTTCTTCATGCCTTTCATCCTTGCACAAAAGCTAGCTCTTCTTTTATTACCAACTTTTTTACTAGGTCTTTTTAGATTAGCACCTGTAGTTCTTTTGAAATACCTACGACCTGCTTCATTTAATCCTCCAGAGGGGTTTTGATATTTTTTTGCAACCATTATTTTTTCTTAACTGTCATAGCAGCTCTTCTAAATTGTGCTGCAGTTGGTGCACCTTTAGCACCTTTCTTTCTCATTTTACCACCACGCTTTCTCTTAGCATGGATATTGGCATATAGTCCTTTTCCTGGCATTATTTTTTACCTTTTTTAGCTCTTAACATAGCAAAGTCTTTTTTAGTAAGTTTACCATCTTTGTCCATGTCTAGTTTTTTTCTATTACCTGTTACTTTTTTACCTTTTTTCATTTTTTTATTTTTCATCATTTTTCCGTAGTGTCCTGGCATTAGCTGTACCTCCTATATTTAGCTGTTTTTTTTGCAATCCCTTTCGGTTGCTTCACAAACTGTTTGCCCTTTTTTGTTCCTCTTCGCTTTGCTCTTGTCGTTGCCGCATACTCCGCAGACGATAGAGCTTTGATAGCCTTCTCTGGTAAATATCTTTCCCCAGTCTCCGAAGACTTCTTCCCAGACTTCGTTCTCCATTTTTGCTTGCCCCATGCTTTTAAACTCCTTTGACTTTTTGCAAGTGCCATTATGTTTTTCTCCCTTTTCTTATAGATTCTTTGCCTTTTTTAAATATAGATGCCACCTGTGTTTTACCCATAACTTTAGCTCTTTGTTCGCCTACAGTTAATATTTGTATTTTCCTTGCAAACGGTTTAGATATCTTCTTAACTTTTGCAACAGTCTTACGAGCATCAGCAGGAGTCGCAAACTTAATACCAACAGTATCTTTAGGATTCTCATCTGTATAAAGTCTCCTACCTGATCCTTTAGGTTTTTTACCTGTTCCTACTTTAGGATCTCTTTTTTTTGCCATAAGATTTCATTTCTTTAATATGTTTTTCTATAACTTTACTCTGCTTCTTATGTAAAGCAGATGCTTTCTTTAGAGCTTTAGCTACTTTTTTTATTTTTTTTACCATGTTTTTTCTTTGTTTTACTTGGTAATAAACCTTTATTTACTGCACGAGCACGTTCACTAAATCCTAGTTTTTTACCTTTTTTTATTTTATCTTTAATTGTTGATACTTTTGCTACCATTATACTTTTCTCTCCAGTAGTTTTTTCTTTCAAGTAATCTAATTTTGTATTCTAAGTTATCTATACCTAAAATTTTTTTTATAAAAGTTATCATTACTTGTAACCACCACCAGCTGCCTTGTATCTTTTCGCTAGCATTTGCGCTTTTCTTGCTGACCATTGTCCAGGCTTTCCGCCCTTTGATCCAGCCATGATAGAGTTAAACATACGTTTTCTCATACCAGGTTTTGTATAGTTGCCTGCTTTATTTACTGTGCTTTTCTTCTTCGCCATCTTTCATCTCCTTATATTCATAGTCATAACTTCCTTCTTGATCTTCATCAGTAATCCACTTAGAAGTATCTTCGACAGACCATATTCTAGTATTAACTAATCTATGGATAAGAGGTTTGCTAGGGTCAGCAGCCATAGAAGGATCAAATATCCTTAGTCTATTGTTGGGTTGAATTGCATAGTTACCATCGTCTAATTCTATTACATGACCACACTTATGTTGATCTGGTTTTTCAGCATATCCAAAGTCTAATTCATTATAATCACCTGCACACCAATCAATTGTAAATAGATATGTACCTTCTCTTTGTTTTTTTCTACGAGATGTATATAACATTTTACAACCTTGCAGTTGATAAAATCTAGTTACACTTACGTTATAACTAAATGAATCCCATAACATTAACTCGTTTAATGGTAATTCTTTTACTCCAGGTTTTTTGCAAAATGCAGATATAGGTGCTCTCCACCAGATACCACCATCTGTCATCATGTAATGAAATAAAGGAACTTGTTTTGGTATAGAAGTAAATCCAAATACTACACACTCAAAGTATTTATCATGAGAATCTTTTTGATCTCTTAGATAATTACCTCTTATATAACACTCTATAACTGGAATATTAGCATTTAAATACATATTTTAATCCTCAATTTTTTTTATATTATATTTTTTTCTATTGTATATTTTTTTACTATTTAATCTGTGTTGCCTAAATCTTGCATCTCTTAACATTTTTGCAAAATTATTCAGATAAGATAATCTTTTTAATACTCTTTTCACCTAAATAAATCTCTGTTTCTGCTTTACCTTGCCAGCATTTATAAGATACTGATTCTGAATATTGACGTTCTGCTACACGTTTTGCACGAAGACATGATGCCATAGAATCTTGTATTCTATGCTCTTTAATTTCTCCATTTATAAACATTAATAATCCTACTACAGACTCTATCATTGACCATTACCATTTGTATATTTCATTTCTCTGTTTGCATCTTTTAATTTTTCAATATCTATTAATACTTTATCCATTTGTTTTCGTAAAAACTCAATATTAACTTTGTTTAATGCCATTGACTCAATGTGTTTATTCAACTTATCTGTAGTCTTATAAAGATCTTCGATCATCATGAATTGCTCAGAATCCGCAGGAAGTGATCCAAGTTGACCCCGTGGCCATTTTATTCTAAACTCTGTGTTCTCGTTTAGATCTTTCTCCATTATTTGTATACGAGTGTCTGCAATGTTTAAACGTTCTAAAATTTGAAAATAACCCATTGTACCAAGTGCTACAATAATTATCAAACTAGCAACCGTCTTCATTGGCATTTGCACTGCAGCTTCTTCAGATATATTTAGTGGTTTCTTACTCATTTTCTTTTCTTTCTACCCATGTAATAATCTCCAGGTTCATAGTTCCATTTTTTACCGTGATGTCCTCTAAGATCAGCATAACTCATTCTTACTTTAACAATAATTTTTTTTAACCATAAACTCATGTGTTTTCTTCATCTATATTTTCTAAACAAACAAACTTAACATATATTTGATTTTCATTTATATTTTCTAATTCAGATGCTTGTAAAAATTCTATAGATTGTTCATAGCCTGCAACCATGCAGTCATTCCAACTACTATACTGTAGACCAGTATGCATTGGTGGCATGCAAGTTGATTGTATTGCTGAACATAAAATAAGTATTAGAGATAACTTCATTTCTGCCAGCTAAAAAGCCAAGCAGCAAATCTATCCCAAAGATTTTTTATTTTATCTTTTATCTTTTTGATCATGATCTTCCTCTATCTTGTTAAGTTTATTTTCTAATTCTTTAATTTTTTTATTTGCTTTTTCTAAATCTTCATTAGTATGTTCTAATTTTTGTAAACATCTTTTGTTAGCTGAATCTTTAGATTTACCAGCATCTTGTAATTCTGCTACCTCTTGTCGAAGTATACGAATTTGTTCTTTGTATTCGTTTATCAGTTCAAAACTGTTATCAGACATTTATTTTTTTCCGTTACGGAAAATCTGTGTACCTTTTATACCAAAAATACTAGCAACATCCAAAATCCAAAGATTGGTAAACCAACTTGGAAGTGTTGAAAAGTATTCAAAAAATAATTTTACTTTGTCCATAGCAGTTGGGTCATCCGATATGACTGCCCAAGCTAATACAACTATCGGAGCCGACAAAATTAATAATACGAACTCGTCTTTCCAGTCCGATTGTCTTGCCTCTAAAAGTTTACCCTGATATGCCTCTTCACCTCTAGCCATTTTTTCTGCATGCATAAGTTGTGCATCTGACATAGCCATCTTCGTCTTCTGTCGGTTAGAATAAATTTTACTACCAGCCTGTAATGCTATTTTTGCTAAACTAAACCAAGCCATTTTTTTCTAACCATCCTGGTACATCAAATGAAGGACATTCTTTACCATCATCAACTTGATAGTGTCCTACTATTTTTTGTATGTTATATTTATCTTTTAGTTTCATCAATATACTTTTAAGAGTTTGAAACTGCACAGGTGCAAAATTATTTTCCCAACCCATGCTAGGAGTACCACCACCAGCTAATGCTACACCTATTGATGTGCCATTTACTGCTACTGCATGTGCACCTACAACATCTTCATCTCTTCCAACTTGTAATGTGCCATCTCGTTTAATTAAGTAGTGATATCCTATCGTATCAAATCCTCTTTCTTTATGCCATTGTGTTACTTTTTCCACATCAACATCCATATTTGGTGGAGTTTGTGTGCAATGTATTACTATTATATCT